CACCATTGAGGTAGTAATCATCGCCACCCTTTTCTGCTGGAATCAGATCCATGTTTTCTAAACGATGGACATCATTCGGTGAAAGGAAGCCATTACTGATTCCTGTTGCATACCCACTCATCCGGCTTTGGTAATCACCCCGTAAAAGGCCGTCCACGTTGAATTTCGGAAAGTAAGTGTCCTGCTCCGATTCCAGCAAGAGATCCTTCACAATCGCCTGCTCAATGCGGACAAGCCAAGGTGTCAGCGTATGAACCACAAAGTCGATGGACTGATGTTCAATGTTGGAGAAGGTCGCATGATCCAAATCCTGCACCATATGTGGTGGAACCCGGAACACTCTGCAAATCTCCTCAACTGAAAACTGCCTCACGGAAAGGAACTGCGAGTCCTCTGGAGGCAGGGATATTGGTTTATAGGTCATGCCTTCTTCAAGCACGGCCACCTTATGTGCATTACTTGCACCGCCATATACATCAGACCAGTTCTCTCTGATCTTTTCTGGGTTCTTCAAAACACCTGGATGTTCCAAGACACCACTTGGCTGTGCTCCATTGCGGAAGAAAGATGATCCATACTTTTCAACTGCAAGCGTTGTACCTAGAGCATTTTTCATCATGGCAATTGGCGAGAAACCAACTAAGCCATTAAATCCAAGTCCTGGTACATGGAAGATCTCATCTCGCCGGAAATATAGATCCTTGTTCTTATCACCTGGCACCTCATCGGTATAGGCATGATAGATATAATAAATGTCTCCATGTTCATCTCGATCCACTTCTACGTTTTCTGGATACAACGGATAGAGTGCGAGAATGTTATTCTTTCCGTCACGAATGATCTGTGCATAGAAGTTGCCCCACAGTAATAAATGCGTGAGGCATAGTTCCCAGAAGGAGAAACTTGTCATCTCAGGATTTGGTTGACGGTAAAGAATTTTATACAAAGGATGATCCCTTGCACGTTCTTTTCCATTCTCCGATTCATCCGTGAACTTATACATTCGCAAAGGCAAACTTGCGACTGTTTCAGAAAGCAGTCTGACACATGCATAAACTGCTGCAATCTGCATCGCTGATTTCTCATCCACTCGTTCGCCACTGTCCGCTCTACCAAACAAGAATGTCTGTCCTGAATCACGCACATTGTCTGTGACCTCAGGTATAATTTCCTGCGGTGTATCTCTTGCACTGGATAAACCAAGTAATCTTTTTATTCCCATGCATGTCTCCTTTCTCAAAATATCAATAAGCCGCGGTCATCATAGACGCTGCTTTGATTCTCATGACGAATACAGCGATCAAGTGCCATAATTGTTGCCACAATCCCATCAATCTTTTCTGGTGACTTCGCCTTCGTTGGTTTGATGTTCTCTGCTGCATCTCGATCTACCACGACATTTCCACTCATCCATCGCATGACAGGATTGCCACCGTGAATGATCTGTCCTTGCATCAAAAGTTTATAGAACTCCTTGGTTGGAGGACTCATATCCTTAAAGCCCTGGCCAAATGGAACCATCGTAAATCCATCATCCGTAAGGTCAGTTATGAGCTGTGTCGCATTCCAACGGTCAACGGCGATCTCCAAGATGTGATATTTCTCATACAGCTTTTGAATAAAAGCCTCGATAAAGTTGTAATCAACAACATTTCCTTCGGTCGCCTGCAGGAAACCTTGTTGATGCCAGACATCATATGGAACCGAACCACGGCGAACCCGCAAAGGAATCGTGTCCTTTGGGACCCAGAAGAATGGAAGCATGACATACTTCTCACTCTCATTACGCGGCGGGAACATTAAGACCAGTGCTGTGATGTCGCCTGTACTTGATAGATCTAATCCTCCATAACAATCCCGGCCTTCCAGGGATGCCATATCAATTGGCAGGTTCCCTTTGTCATAGATCTGTTCGGGAATGAATCGTGTAACACTGGACACCCACATGTTGAGTCTTAATTGCTTGAATACATTTTCTTCCGCTGGATTATCCAGTGCCTCTTGATACATATCCCTGACTCGATCGATCTGAATCGTCTGTCCCAGGGAAGGGTTCGCTTTATACCAGTTTTTCTCATCATGCCAATCATCCTCATCAGTCAATCCATAGACAACCGGATAGAACGTATGGTCCACCTTACGATCAGCCAAGATATCCAGTGCCTTAGCGTGTAATTCATAGCATATGGATTCCTTGTCGGTACCAGCGGTTGTGATCAAGAAGTACAGTGGCTGCTCTCTTGCATCACCAGAACCCTGCGTTAATACGTCATAGAGTTTCCGGTTCGGTTGTGCGTGTACTTCATCCAGAACGAGACCTGATACATTCAAGCCGTGCTTGGTACCGACTTCAGCAGACAGGACCTGATAGAACCCAGCATTGGTATAGTTCACGATCCGCTTGGTTGCCGCCATGATCTTCGACCGCTTCAGCAGTGCCGGTGTCATCTTTACCATCTGGTGTGCCACATCAAATACAATGGATGCCTGCTGCCGATCAGCGGCAGCACCATACACTTCAGCGGATGGTTCGTTATCTGCATACAGAAGATATAAGGCGACAGCAGCAGCCAGTTCTGACTTGCCATTCTTCTTTCCAATCTCGATGTATGCAGTTCGAAACTGCCGATGCCCATTAGCATCCACGATGCCAAAGACATCACGAATACACTGTTCCTGCCATGGAAGTAACCAGAATCGTTTTCCTGCCCACTTCCCTTTGGTATGTTTCAGGTTCTCTATAAATTTCACCGCACGATCTGCTTTCGATGGATCATAGTGACTTGTTGGCAACATGAATCGGGTTGGGTGGTAGTTCTTTAATTTCGGATAGGTCTTTGGTCTTTGCTCCATCAGTCATCGCCTCCGAGGAGCTGTTCCATCTCATCGGAAGGATTATTCATGCTGTTATCCGCAACAATTCTGCTGCGGGCCGCTGGCGTAAGACCAAACTGTTCCGCAAACTTACTCATCACTTTTAGATAGGTCTGGGCAATCGATACCTGCGGCACCTGTTGCCAATATCCAGAGGGAGTCCGGACAATCGTTCCGTGCTGCGTAATAAACTCTTCTGCCTCTTTCCACCGAGCGTATGCTTGGCAGTATCCGGCAAAGGCGGCCATATCCACATCGGTTAGAATCCCGATCGATTCCATTTGTTTTGCCAGCCGGCGCCACTCTCTTTTCGCTTCAGGCTCTAGCCATTTCGGACAACTCGGTGCTTTCTTCAGTGGCTTTGGCTCAGATTCATTCATGGGCCGCTTCCCAGGATTGCCTTCCAGCATTTTGATTGCAGTTGGTGTTGGCTTTCTTCCTCTGGTTGCCACATGGCCTCCCTCCCTTCTTCCAAACAAAAAGTCAGCTTCATCGGCTGACCTTGTAATCTATCTATACGAGAGAAAGAGCCTCAGCTCTTATCTCGGAATTTTCATATTTAATGTGCTGCTTACTTCACTGTCATCTTGAAGGCAGGAATCAATTCCTGATTGCTTCCAAAATGGTAGCGGTCTTTGATCTTGACGATACCGTCAAGCGTGCATCCAAGTTCCTCGAACTTTGCGATTGTTTGAATCAGGCTGGAGAATGTTGAGCTGATGGTAAATTCCTTTACACCAAGCCTGCGGCAATTGTCGATAATTTCTTCAATGTCATAATCCCAAATGACCTCAGCGAAGTTTGGCAGTTCGTTTCCTGCATCTCTGCTCCAAAGGTAAGCCTGGCCAAGTGTGTATTGCACACCGATGTCTTTCCAGTTCATTCCCTGCTTTGCATTCTCAATTTCCTTGATTGTGTATTTCATTTTTGCGTCCTCTTACTTTGTGATGATGCTCATGACTTCGTCGTAAGCCTTTGTAATTTCTTCACCCCTTGGCATGATGTCCCAGCCGCGGTAGTAGCTAACGACTTCCTTTTCCTCTGCGTTTCTAATGGATAGGATTGAAACCCTACCGCAGTCGATTCCGAAGTCTGAATCTTCATCGAATACCTTAGCTGTGTAAGTGTAGCTGTTTCCGTTAACCTTTACTGTTCCCTTGTTCCACATTGTTGTTTCCTCCTTGCCTTCCCTTGGCATGTTCATAGTGCCATAGGTCATGCGGTATTGGATGATACACAGTTTGAAGTGTGTCTACACTATCGAATTAATATTCGTTCGTATGCCAGATCCTTGCTTCACCAGTCTTGCGGTCAATCATCCACTCAAAGCCCAAGCTCCGCAATGCTTCTGTGAAACCTTCGAATGCAATCTTGTTTGCCTTGTTGGTTTCATCCAGCGAAGCTGTGTAACGGAAGCCCAATTGCTCTTCACATCTGATAATGAATTCGTTGTTTACCTTAATGCAGTCCATAGTATTTTCTCCTTGCCATTCCTTTGGCATCTTCATATTCGCTCTTATCAAGGAGAATTGGATGATACACATACCGCAGTGTGACTAGACTCGTGCACATATATCAACACCTAGTGCAACACTCAGCGTGCTGCCGGTGTCCCATGCAACCATGATCGAGCCAATATCATCAACACCGATCACCGTTCCTTCGGTTCCAACTGCAGGTGCTTGTGGATCATCCATGGCAACTAACTTCACGCGGCTGCCGGCAGGATACTTTTTCCGCAGACTTTCAATCTGTGCCTCACTTGGAAGTCTCATCTTGTTTCCCTTCTTCTTTATGTTTTGCCTTAGCTGCTTCAAGCTGATCTTGTGTGCGGAATGCAGCATGCCCACTCAGGTTTCTAAGAAGGACCTTCCTGGATGTTTTGTACTGGTCACCATTCATACCTAAACGGATCAGCCAAATGCGGAATGCGTACTTCTCGTTTTCCTCTTTGACTTCCTTTGCAAGGATTCTCTTTTGGGCCAGTGCAGATTGATTCATCATTGAAGCCAGTTGAGTGAATGCTTTGATCTCATCTGGATTTGATGTCTGTGGGAAGCCAGTGAAGCAGACCTTTGTTTCAGTAAATTCAAGCCCAACAATGCCATCACTCTCTTTGGATAAGAACTCCTGGATACGATTCCTAAATTTAATCGTCGAGCTTGTGTTCGCGTCCTTCTGAAGTTCCGATACTAAGTAACGGTTGATCGCAAACTTGCCTCCCGTTGATTTGGAAAGCAAGTCTGCCCTTGCATAAACCAGGTTCACAAGATTCCGCAACGATGTCCCGGTGTGACCTTTCATTGGAAGCTCAATACTTAATCTCAATTCTTCGGATTTCTTTTTTGCCTTTGGCATGTGTTTTCTCCTTTCGCATTTTGCGATGTACCATGTTTCTTTTGGCATGTACATACATCACTCTGAAGGCGAATGAAGTAAAGTTAATTCTGCAGATTATCTGGAGAATTTTCTTCGATTGTCACTTCCTCGTATGAAAGTTTCTGACCGCCGCGAACTACATACACATCTTTCGTACTGCCACCTTCATGTTCAATGAATCTCTTCACGATCACATCCACATACTTTGGATCGAGTTCAATACCACGGCAGACACGTTCTGTTTCCTGGCATGCAATCAAAGTACTGCCGGACCCAAGGAATGGATCTAACACAATACCGTTTGTTGCAGAACTGTTTTTAATCGGATAGCTCATCAGAACTACAGGCTTCATGGTTGGATGATCTTTACTAGAGCGTGGCTTATCATACTCCCACACAGTCGTCTGCTTGCGATCGCTGTACCACTTGTGAGTCCCCTTCTGCTTCCATCCAAACAAGCACGGTTCATGAATCCACTGGTATGGACTTCTTCCTAATACCAGGGAGTTCTTTTTCCAGATGCAACATCCCGAAAGATAGAAGCCTGCATCCTGGAATGCCTTACGGAAGTTCAACCCTTCGGTGTCAGCGTGCCATACATAAATCGATCCATCATCTGCCAGGTTAGCAATCATGCACTGATAACTGGATAACAAGAAGTTATAAAAGTCCTGATCTGCCATGTTATCATTCATGATCTTTCCGGCAGTCTCTTCGACATCAACGTTATATGGTGGATCTGTTAATACCAGGTTTGCCTTCACACCATCCATCAATGCGGTATAGTTCTCTGCACCTGTAGCATCACCACAGAGAACTTTATGCTTTCCAAGGAACCACATGTCTCCAAGTTTACTCATGACCGGCTTTGCCAGTTCCTCATCCACATCAAAGTTATCTTCTTTGACTTCCTTATCGTGGACTTTGTTAAAGAGCTGCTCGATCTCCGGTGGTTCAAATCCTGTCTTACCTAGATCAAAGTCACTGTTCTGAATGTCTTTCAACAGATCTGCCAGCATTGTCTCATCCCATGCACCGGTAATTTTATTGAGTGCAATGTTCAGAGCTTTTTCTCTGACCTTATCCACGTCAACGATCGCGCATGGAACTTCTGTATATCCAAGATCCATTGCAACGGTTAGTCTTTGGTGACCACCGATTATCGTCATATCTTTATTCACAACCAGCGGATCCGCGAATCCAAACTCTTCAATCGAGTCCTTGATCTTCTGATATTCCTTGTCTCCTGGTTTCAGTTTCTTTCTCGGATTGTATTCCGCTGGCTTCAAGCTCGCCACCGGCAGCACTTTCAACTCTGCTGTTTTCATTTAGTTCCTCCTTCGCCTTCCGGCGTTCCAT